CTAGCGGACGGATGGCCGGAACACCGGCAGATTGGCTTGCCCGGCTGTCGAGAGAAACGGTGCCAAGACAGGAGGTGCAAGCGTGATGTGCTCCTCGCAACCGCTGAGGGCATAGGGGACGCTCGCATTGAACGTCATGCCATCCTTGGAAGGCCACGCATCCGACGCGCTGAACGACACGGCGTCGATGCACGCCTGTTCATCCGGACCGCGCAGCTTTTTGTAGCGCTCCAGCAAGCGTTTCCCCAGGGGAGACGCCGGCGAAATGCCGGATGCATACGTCGGCACCAGCCAGGACGCGATGTCCTCGAGCGCTCCCGTCGCGGTCCGGTAGGTCTTGACCCCGGCGTCCGCGTACGGATGCGGACCGCCGCAATCGCCCCACGCGCTACCGCCAATCACGACGAATTGATCGTTCCAATCCACCAGGTGTTGCTCGGACGCATGTTCGTAGTCGTGGTCCACGCCTCGGCTGATGCGCCCCGAGGAACTGCATGCGGTTGAAGTCTGCAGGGCCTCATCCAAGCCCGCACGCAGCACTGCGTTGATCGTGGCAATGCCGGCCCCTGCGCCCAGCAGACGGACGGTCCTGATTTCGCTGCCGCCCACGACCTCCTTGTAGTGCGGCGCGCGCAGCGTTTCGTACTGGAAGCGCCCGAACTGGAACGGCCCGGAGGGGATCGGCCGCGTGGCGGCAGCGCGCCGCTGTGCGTAGGGCTCGGACGTGGGTTGCGCACGTAGCGGCAGCACGGTCTTGCCCGTGGGATCGATCCACGTGCCGGTCAGCTGCGTGTCCGTGCAGCTGAGCTCAAGAGTGCCCGTCACCTTGTTGTTGACGTCCATCTCCTTCCATTGGCCGGGCCGGCTTGTGTCCTGGACAAGCACGAGGTCGTGCGGACTGGTGCCGTAGTAGTAATACCCGGCCATGGTCGAGCCAAGTGCCGATTGATCGAAGTGGAACGTGGCTGCGTGAGCGCCGATCGTGCCCTTCCATGTCTTTTCCAAGCACGAAAGCGCGTCACCTGTGTCAACGGCTGCGGCGAATGCCTGCGACGACATGCAGAACATGCCCGACAGGGCGAGCGCAACAGCGATCTTCCCGAATACAGCATGGTGCATTGAACTCCCTGCGGGCCGCAGCAATTGATCAGTTTTGTGCCGAACACCCACCCACAACCTGAGCCCAATCGAGTCCTTTCCTGAATGCCAACCTCGGAGTGGCGCGGGCGCGCTACCCACGCCGAATCGGCGGGCACCTGGCCCCAGGTTGCCTGGGCGACAGGAACGACAGCACAAAAAAATAAAGCCCTGAAAATTCAGGGCTTTATTTTTACTACTGGCGGAGAGGGTCCTTTTTGAACCCTCCCTAGCGTCCGCTAGGGCAGTGTTCAGCGTGCCGAGCTGAACACTTTGTTCGTGGCCCTGAGCGGACGGTTAAAAGAAACGGCGTTGCCGATTCTGTCGCGCAGTTCCTTGTCTTTGATCGTCTCCCAGGCGCATAGCGCTAGTCCTTTTGCGACCGGGACCTTTGCGAGTTCGCAGAGTTTGACGATGGCGTCGGGGCCTACATGTCCCCTGCTCCGCCATGTGCTCACAACGCTCGGCTGAGAGCCGACCTGTTTGGCTACCCAATAGTCGCTATTGGTTCCTCTCGCTTGATCGAGTATTTCAATTGTACTTCTCATGATGAGAACTCCTATCATGGTCAAACACTTCTCATCTTGAGAAGTGTCTCGGGGCGGTAGTTATCGACCCGTTAACCATACACCAATCCCGGCCGCGACCCTGCGCCGGTAGACCTTAGGAGCTAGGCGATGCTGAACAAGAACGAGATTTTGATTGACATCTATTCGATCCGCGTGAACGAGGGTCGCTCGGCGCGGACGGGCCGGGACTACCACATCGAGGAAGCGGCATGCATGACCACCACGACGTACACCCTCAGCGACGGTCAGGTGATGACCGACACGATTCCCGGGATGGTGATCCTGCCGAAGCATCTGAACGGCAAGGTGGAGCTGGGCAAGTACCGCGCGACGGTGGGTCTGGGCCAGTACGAGGGGAAGCTGTCGTTGAGGGTGGTGGACCTGACGCCGGTGACGCCGGTGATGCCGGAAGCGAAGGTTGTTGCTGCTGGCGCTGGGACTGTCCGGGCTGCTGCTGAGAAGGCGCCGTCGTGATCGTGCTGCACAACGCGAAGCCTGGGGAGGCGATGAGCCTTCGCGGGCTTTTCCCGTTAACGGGCGTTCAGGAGGTCGTCATGGTCGATCCGAACGACAAGTACACGATGCAGTTGCCGCTGATGCGGTATCGCGCGGGGTTGCGTCTGCGGGAGTTTCTGGACTATCGCGACTGGGCGGGTTGTGAGGTCTCGTTCCAGTGCAACGCGTTCGCGGCGGCGGCGTTGCAGGCGGTGGGAGGCATGTTGGGTCGTTGGTAGGAGGGCGTGATGCTGCTGGTTGTGCTGGCGTACATGGGGTCTCGGTGGGCCGCTCGTCGGCTGGATCGGCGGCGGTTCGCGCGGAAGTACGAGGTGGCGAGGAGGCGGTGATGGATGGGATGGGTTTCGTTTCGTCGTCGGGTCTGCTCTGGATGTCTTTTACGTGGTTCGTTCTAGCCGCGATCCTGTTTTTGGCGTGGTTGGTTTTCTTCGGGGACTAGCGTGAGTCAGTGCGTTCAAATCGTCAGCGGTCAGATGCAGTTGGATAGTTCGCCTGCATCGTCGTGCACGGGCTATCTGTTGCTGACTGCGGACGAGGTGACGCTGTTGCATGCGTTTCCGGCGCTGAGTGTTGGCGACGGAGCGCTGATCGGGGCTGAGATTCTCGCGATTTGGGGTCTGGCCTTCGTCTTTCGGTCGCTAGCGCGACTGCTTTTTCAACGTGATGAGGAGTAGGGCAATGAAGAACTTTCTGAAGCGAGTGGGCCTGGTTGCTGCCGTGGTGATGGGTGCCGGTTCGGCGATGGCGCAGACCGCGACGACGGGTGCAACGGTCGATACGTCCGCCGTGACGGCGACGCTGAGCAACGGTCTGACGGCCGTCGGCGCGATCGGTGTGGCGATCCTGGGTCTGGCGGCGCTGGTTGCGCTGTACAACTGGGTCAAGCGTCCGATCAAGTGATCGGTCGGCGGGGGTTCCCCGTGGGTTGAGGGCGGGGGCTTCGGCTCCCGTTTTCGTTTGGAGGTGGTGATGGACGGCTATTTCGTGATCCTGGCGCTGGTGGGGGCGGGATGGATACTGTTCTCGTGAGGGTGGTGAGCTATGGACTCTTGTGTGTTCTCGCGGCGTGCGCGCAGTTGGACGGTGCGCCTCCTGGCTCGTGTGCTACTGGTCGTAGCGTTTGTATTTGGCCTCGGAGCGGCTTCTGATGGTTGGGCGGCGGGCAATGTGGGGGCGGGCTCGTCGGTCGGTGTTGGATACAGCTATTGCGTTTCGGGTAGTACGACGGCGTGTGGTAGTGGGCCTGATGCGGCGGCTGCGTTGGCGATCGCGGACATCAATGCTGGCTGGTGTGCCGGGGGTTGTTCGTATGAGTTTGAGCGGTCGGATGGCGGTGTGTACTACTACTACGTCGTATTGTCCAACGGTGGCCACAACGGTGATTTCGCGATTTTTTATCAGGGTGGTGCGTGCGCGTCGGGTTATACGAAACAGACGGACGGCACGTGCAAGTCGAGTCAACCGAGTTGCCCTGCAGTCGGACAGTCATCTCCGGCTGGCAACGTCGCGAGCGGGACTAGTCCAACGCAGACGGTGTTGAACCCGCTGGTTTGCATCAGCAGTTGTGCGTACAGCTATGACACGTATTGGACTGGGGCCACGCCTGGGCAGACGGGTGGGTATGCCGTGCAATGGCAGGGGTTGCATTCGACGGGCGGTGCGTGCACGGGGAGCGAGGCGAATGCGAGTTCTGGCTCTGTCAATCAGAACAGCAACGTGAATTGTCCGGATCGGACTTATCAGGGCACGGTGAATGGGCAGAACGTGTGTGTCCCGTATCCGACGCAGACGACGGGTGGTAGCTCATCGACTACGACGACTGATGCGCCCGCTAGTTCGCCGGCTGCGACGTCTACGACGGGTACGACGACGACGACGACCTGTGATGGCACGACGTGCACGACGACGACAACTACGACGACGACTGGCGGTAGTAGTGGCGGTAGTGGCGCGAGTGGTGTGGCTGGTAGTACGTGTGCGGGTGGTTCGGGGGCAAGCGCGGTGGCGGGGACTTGTACGACGACAAGCACGCAACCTCAAACGCAGTACTGTCAAGACAATCCCACTGCGGCGCAATGTTCCGGTTCTGCGAGTGGTGGTACGGATTGCTCGGCGGCTCCGACGTGTAGCGGGGATGCGGTTAGTTGCGCGATTCTGGCTCAGCAGTGGCTGGCGCGCTGCGATCTTCAGAAATCGAACGATCCGTCGATCACGCTGGGTCAGCAGATACAGGCGGGGAACGATCCGATGTCGAGCCAATTGCCGACGCCTGGGAATGCGACGCAGATCGACATGAGTCAGAAGTTAGGCGGCGTCGATGACATGGGCATTGCCGCGCAGTGCATGCCCGATATCAATGCGGTGGTGCCGTTGCCGGGTGGTAGCTGGGTGATGCACATGGATATGACGCCGCTCTGTTCGCTGGGGCAGTTGCTCGGCGCGCTCAACATGCTCAGCACGCTGATGCTGTGCGCCTACATGCTGAAGGGGAGTTTCTGATGCCATTCGCTGCGCTGTTGGCTTCGGCCATTGTTGGTTTTCTCGCTCAGGCGTGCGTGTCGCTGGTTGGGCGCGTGCTGGTCGCGCTCGGTATTGGCTTCGTGACCTTCACCGGTCTCGATGCGATGCTCGGCGGCGTCAGGACTTTGTTCTTGAGTCAGGTGGCGAGCGTTGGCTCGCTGCCGTGGAATGTGGTCGGCATCCTCGGCGTGCTCAAGGTCGGCACGTCGATGAACATGATCCTGACCACGCTGGCGGTGCGCGCATCGTTGTCGGGGCTCAGCGGTGGTTCCATTCGCAAGATGATTCAGAAGTGAGGGCGTTATGCTGACGTTGATCACAGGCCAGCCGGGTAACGGCAAATCGCTGTACACCATCGCGTTCGTTGAGGCGAAGCGTCAGGCTGAGAACCGGCCTGTTTTCTATCATGGCATCCCGGAATTGACGCTGCCCTGGACGCCGTTGGACGACCCGATGAAGTGGCACGAGTGCCCCGAGAAATCGATCATCGTGATTGACGAGGTGCAGAAGGTCATGCCGCCGCGTCCGTCGAGTTCGCGGCCGCCGCGGCATGTGTCGGAGTTGGAGACGCATCGTCACAAGGGCTTCGACCTGTTCTTCATGACGCAGGACCCGTCGCTGGTCGATAACCACGTTAAGAAGCTGGCCGGCGAGCATTTCCACCTGATCCGCCAGTGGGGCCGGCAAAAGGCCGATCTCTATAAGATGCAGAAGGTTCAGGACCCGACCAATGCGAACTTGAAGCGGGCCTTGCACAGTACGTTTCCGTTTCCGAAGAAAGTTTTCGAGTGGTACAAGTCGGCCGATGCCCATACGCACAAGGCCAAGATTCCGGCGAAGTTCTACCTGCTTTTCGTACTGCCGGTCGTCGTCGTCATCATGATCGGCCTGGGCGGCTGGCAGTTGTGGCGCGTCTCGCATCCGCAGCCGAAGCCTGGGGTGGCTGGGGCGGCCGCTCAGGGTGCGCAGGGTTCGGCGTTGCCTGGGATGGTTCCGGCGGGGGTTAAGCAAGACCCGGTGTTGACGCCGGCGCAGTACATGGCCACGTTTACGCCGCGCGTTGCGGGTCTCGCCTATACCTCGTCGGCGTACGATCATTTGACCAGGCCGACGCGGGTGCCGGTCCCGGCTGCGTGCGTGCGGATTCGCGGCGGTTGCGAATGCTGGACGCAGCAGGGCACGCATCTTGAGACCACGCCGCAGGTCTGTGCGCAGGTCGTTGAGCGGGGATTTTTCGAAGCGTTCGAGCCTGATGGGCAGCGCAGGGAGGTGGAGCGGCCCGTCGCCCAGGTTGCCGCGCCTGTTCAGCCGGTTGCTCAGCCCCAGGAGGTACGCGTCTCGCTCGATGTGTCGGGCGCTCAGGGCGGGTCGGTGGCGCCGCAGAAACGCACGGTGGTGGGTTCGGGCCGGCCCCGTCGCGTCGATGAGCTAGAAGCGTTTCCGGACGGCAGCTAGCGTTAGGAGTGTCCGCGCCCGGGTCGGAGCCGCTAGGGGGCCCCTCTGGGGACACAGGAGCATTGACTGCGGTAGAGAGGGTTGCCGCCGGAGGCGTCTCGCGGGACCGAGTAGCGGGTATCACCAACGCGGTATCCACCTTGCGCCACAGGCAAACACTCCCTCTCTTGCAAGCCCGCCCCGCCGCGTCAGATGGTCCGCTGGGCGATTATTCGGCGGGAGGGGTAGTGAGGGGAGTGGGAAAGGGTTGCGCGCGCCACGGGGGCGTAGCGTAGCGCCCGCACCCGGGGCGCGCGAAGCGCGCCCCTAGACTTGAATCACTAACACTTTAGAACCGATGGCGTAACCGCAAGGGTTCGCGGGCAGCAGGACCCAACACAGAAGTCCCAAAAAGAAAGCCCCGGCGAGGTCTGCAAACCTCCCAGGGCATGGCACAGGTTGATCTCTTTGGCAAGAACCCATGCAGAAGACCAATATAGCAGGAAACTATGACAATCGGCAGTTCCATTTGGCAGCGGACACGCTACGTCACATGGGGATGGCCGATTCGCAACACCCGGCGCTGGTCTACCAGCAGCGCAAGCAGGAACTCCTCGATGCGGCGGGCTTTAGCGAGGAGTCCGTCCGCGACGACATCATCGTCCGCGTGCGCCAGTGGCCGGACGGTCAGCGCGAGGTGGTTGGCTACCCGGTCCGCGTCCACTACCAGAACCCGTTCGAAGGCAAGTTCAATGAGGCGTGCAGCCGGCCTAGGGCCAAGCGGGGCGAGTCTGAGGACGCTGAGAAGTCGATGGCGGCGGCGATGCAGCGGGCCAAGCGTCGGGTCCGGGAGTTGTCGAAGACGGCCAGGCTGGATCATCTGTTGACGCTCACGTATCGCGGGGCCATGACCGACCGGGCGCGGGCCGCGCGGGACTGGAAGGCATTCATCCGTCGCGTGCGCAAGGATTCGGAGTTGGTGCGCGATGGCGACCCGTTCCACTTCGTCGCCGTGGTCGAGTACCACGAATCCGGCGGCATCCACATCCATGCGGGCGTGCACGGTTTTCGCGATGCGGACAGGCTGCGGCTGCACTGGTATGCAGTGGTCGGCCGGGGCGAAGGGAACGTCGATATCGCGGGACCCAACAGCAAGGGCCGCAAGCGCATCAAGGGCGTGCACAAGCTCGCGGCGTACCTGAGCAAGTACATCACCAAGGGCGAGACGCACAAGCTCAATGAGCGGCGTTACTGGTCATCCAAGGGCATTGAGATTCCCGAGCGCGAGACTATCGGACAGTTCCGGGCGGACTCGGACGAACAGTCCTTTGATGAGGCGCTGAATGCGACGATGCGGTATCTGGTTGATTCGGGCGCTAATTGGCACGGCATGATGACGTACGTGAGCCGTGGTCGGAAGGCGTTCTGGTTCGGGATGGCGCAAAGCGGCTATGAGGAGCCGCTCGTCATAGATGAGGACTATGAAGAGCCGGAAGACGATGCGTTAGCAGTGGTTGGCGGCGAGTTGGTCGTCTAGTAGCTTGATGGCGCCTTCCAGTGCGCCTATGCGCGGATTCCAGAATTGTTCCTTCATGATTCGAATGGTGTCGGCCCGTGATTTGGCTAGTTGCGTACAGTTGGTTTTTCGTTGTTCCTCCCTCTGAATTTTTTGTGCGCGTTCAGCCGGCGTGCCGAATTCCATCGTTGCTTCCATTGCGCGATCGCATGGTTTGTCGGTGATGATCGTCTTCCCGTTGATCCTGCAGGTGCTTACGGTTTGTGCCGTTGCCATTGGAATAGCGATGCAAGCTATTAAAGCGATGAAGGTATTTTTCATGCTGCGTTTATTAGGCTTGGTTGGATTGCTGATTCGTGGCGTTTAATTGCACGTTTTATGTTGCTGATATGCGTGTTGAATTGGCGAGCGATAGCGGTCTTTGTGTATTGCCCTGAATACCACATGCGGATAGCTTCGGCTTCGTCTGCGCGGCTCATGGCGTAGTGGCGCCCGAGCTTGACGCCTCGGCGTACGGCAGCGGCCATCCCTGCCCTGGTTCTTTCTCGAATGAGTTCGCGCTCGAATTCTGCGAAAGCTCCGACCATGTGGAAGAGCATGCGGCCGGCCGGTGTGGTGGTGTCGAGCGATTCGGTCAGCGATCGGAATTGAGCGCCCTTCTCTTCGATCCGCTCGATGATGCGCAGCAGGTCTTTGAGTGATCGCGCAATACGGTCTAGCTTGTAGACGACGACTTGGTCACCGGGCTTGAGTATGCGGAGCAGCTTCTCTAGCTCGGGTCTTCCAGCGGTTGTTCCACCGCTTTTCTTTTCGGAAAAAATAAAACCGACGCCCGCTTTTTGCAGTGCGTCGGTTTGTGCGTGGGTCTCTTGTTCTTGCGTCGAGACCCTGGCGTAGCCGTACAGCAT